GGTCGCCGTAATGGACCATGTCGTTCGGGTTGGGCGCCTGGTACTTGGTCGCCGCCTTGCCGATGACCAGCAGATCCTCGAAGCCTTCGAGGACGCTGTCGAACATGATCTCTTCTTCGCGGGTGAACTTGGTCGCCATCGTCGGCCTCGTGTCCTTGTTGGCCTACTTCGCCTGCTTCTTCTTGAGCTCGACGCGGTAGGCAATGAGTTCGGATCGGTTGCCCGTCTTGGCCGCCTTGGCCTCCAGGGCTGCGAGATGCTTGTCCTTGCTGGCCGACAGCGGGGCCGAACCCCTGACCGGCGTGTCCAACTCGGGTGCTTTGCGGCTGGTCTTCGTCACCTTCAGGGTTCCTTCGAGCTTGGCGACCGCCGCAATGAACTTGACGGGGTTGGTGATGGCCTTGAGGGCTTCGAGCTTGGCGGGGTGCTTGCCGAGCGCGTAGATGACTTTTGCGGAGTCATCGGCCGCCTGGACGATGCCGCTGATCTGCCCTTGGGACAGAACCGAGGTCACCATGTCCTTGGCCTCTTCGAAGTCCCTGACGCCGAGGGCTGCTTTCGCGGCCTGGAAACGGGTCAGATCCTTCTCGAGTTCGGCCTGTTGCGCTTGGGCGCCCCTGGCTGCTTGCGCGTTCGCCTCATCGGCTAGGCGCTTCCGTTCGATCCAGGCCTCGGTTTCGGCGATGAACTTGTCATCGTCGTAATCGACGGACGCCAAGGTGGGCTTTTCGCCTACCTCGATGACCACCGGCTTGGGCTGCGGACGATTGGCGCGCTCAGCGGCCAGGTCCTTCGCCAGTTGCCGGTTCGCGGCTCGGAGCGTGCGGAGCAGGTCCGGTTCGCTCTTACCTTCCGAGGCCGGCGCCGCCTCGTCTCCGAAAAGGATCTCGACCTCGTCGTCATCCTCGTCGGCTGCGTTGTCGTCCTGATCCTGGTCCTCGTCGCCCTGGTCGTCGGCGTCTCCGCCTTGGTCCAGGATGTCGATGTCCTCTTCGTGGACGTCGTCCGCTTCTGCCTGTTCAGCCAATGTAGACCCCTTGCACTCAGCCCTTGCGGCGGCCGGATACCGATGGGATCAAGGGGTGTGGCCGATGTGTTAACTGGTCAAATTGGCCTATTCGAGCAGGCCAAGAAGCCGCTTCTGGAGGAACGCCGCGCCGCCAACTGCCGCGTGCACATTCTGGAAAAAGCCCTCGCCCTCCCAGCCTGTGCCGACGCTCAGGACTGAACCTGCGCCGTTGCTTTCAATGGTGACCAGAGCAACGCCCTGAATCTCGCCGGACTTGGCGCGCGCGAGCATGTCTTCGAGATAGGCCACGGTCTTGGCGTCGATCGGGGCGACGGGCGTTTGTGCTAGGCCCAGGCGGACAACATTGTCGCTCACTGCCGCGCCTCCGGTCCGCCGGGCTTGCTATTCGGCTTCGGGCTGAAGAACGACTTCGCGCCCTCCTTCAGCCGGTCGAGCATGCCAATCTTGTGCTCCTGCTCGCCGCGGCCGATCTCTGACTGCGTCTTGGCGGTCTGGGCGACCTTGAGGGCGGTGTCGGCGCGGGTTTGATTGACGCCGGCCATGGTCTTGGCGGCCTCAGCACGCGCCTTCTCGGCATTGGCCTGCAGAAACTCCGCCTGCGGATCGGGTTGCTGCTCTTGCGCAGCGGCCTCGGCTTGGCTCTGCTCCTCGGGCGTTGGCTTGACCAGGCCCATTTCGAGCGCCTGGGTCCGCGCCCAATCCTTCAGGTCCTGGATGCCTTCGCCGTCCATGTTCATGAACGCAGTGAGGATCAGGGCGTTGGCGAGTTGCGGATTGAACGGAGCTGCCAGTTGGGCGCCGTTGAAGCAGTTCTTGACCGTCTTGTCGCGCCGTGTGGCCGTGGCCTCGGTGACGTCGCTAATCACCTCGTACTTGCCGGCCGCAATGTCATTGCGGATACCATAGCGACCGGTCGCTGGGTCGGTGTAGGGCTCTGCGATTGTCGCGGTTCCGAAGGTCGGCTTCTCCGAATCCTCCATCGTCTGGACTTCGTCGCCCTCTTCGACCAGTTCCCGGGTCATCGACAGCCAGACTTTGCCGTACCACTTTACGGCGTCCTTCATGTTTGTGGTGTAGAGCTGCGACTTGGCGTCGGTGCGGGTCGCAGCGATGTCCATGGCCTCAGCCGAGACATTTGACTGGGTCTGCGCAGCGCCATCGTCGGACGCCGTGATCTCCATGATGTCGCTGGCGGAAACCTGCAGCAGAGCCGCCTGGACCGGCGACATCTGGGGCGGCGAGATCATGCCGACCGGGCCGGCTGTGACTATGTTGCCTTGGTCGTCGCGCAATGGATTGACCAGCGCATAGGGCGCGCGGTCGATGTTGGCTCGCGCCCAGTGGTCCTCGTGCCCCTGCACCTGCTCGGGCGTCAGAATGGGGCGCTCGGTCGGCGCTACGGCATTTGTCTCGACCAGTTTGGCGACGTTGGCGTTGTAGATGCGCTGCGGGTCCTTCGCGAGCCTGACGTGGCCGCGCGAGCGCTCCATGTTGTCGATCCACCAGCGCTTGCCGTAGACCATGATCACCGGGATCTCCTGGCCGGCGATGTACTTGCCCGGCTTCAGGATCTCCGCGCCGCTCAACACATATTTCTTGACCCGCTTGCGCTTGATCATACGGCTACGCAGGACGCGCCACCCTTCGATCTCTAGCGTTTCGAGTTCGGCGGCATCGTACTTGCTAGCCCACTCCTTGCGCACCTCGCCGGTCGCCCGGTTCTCTAAAGTGATCCGCTTCTCGGGCTTTAGTTCGACGACATAGTATTCCGCCACGCGGACGACGTCGGGGGTGTACCAATCGAAATGCCGCTTCAACAGTCCGGCGGGCCACTCGGTGGCCTTGTCAGAGCCGTATTCGCTGATGAACGCCGCGCGCGACATCGCCGTGATGATGATGCACCACTTGGCGTCCGACTTGTTTTGCAGCCGGCTATTCGGATCCCAGAACACGCTCTGGTCCGCGTCACCGATCATGAAGGTAGCTACGCGCTGGCGCTCATCGTCAGGGTCGAACTCGTCATAGTAGACGTTCATCAACCGCCAGGCGCCCATACCGCCCTGAACGGCCTCGGTGAACGCGTTATCGAGCGCCTGGCTGCCCTCACAGGCGTACAGGTCGCTTCGGAACATGCCGTTGAGGGTTTCAGCCGTCTCCTCGGACGTTCCGGCGCCTACACCGCGGAAGTTGACGATCATTCGGTTGGACCGATAGTCGCCCTCGATCTTCTCGACGCCCTGGGCGGTCTTGTTGACCTCGACCATGATCGAGTTTTCGAACTGCTCGCCCCAGACGCCCTCCCATTGGGCGCCGGCGATCGACACGAATCGCCGATCCTCCAGGGCTAGGGCACGCTCTTCCTGAACGGCCACGATGACGCTGTCGAAGCGCTCCATGGCCTCGGCGTGGACATCGTCGCCCGGCGTGGCGCCGTCTTCGATCTGCGTGTCGTCAATGTCGGATTGGTCAGCCATGATGCCCCGCGAGCGGATGCATCTGGGCTATGGGCGATCTGTTAACCGGTCAAAGACGGGTCAGCGCGGTGAGAACCTGGACCCCCCAGCCCGGTTGAACGCGGTGACGGTCTTCGGTGGCGGGGCGGTGACAATCCGCTGCTTAGCGGCGACACGCGCGGCCCGGCTCGCGCCCTCGCAGGCGTAGCGCACGGCATCGATCACGTTGTTCGACTTGTCGGCCAGCTTGTTCGTCACCATTCCGGTCAGCGGGTCGGTCTCGAAGCTGTAGAGCGTGAAGTCGTCGATGGCGTGGACGCAGCGCGGGTGGATGATCACGTCATAGGTCTTGATCCACTCGACGCCGTCTTCGATCGAGCGCGCGCCCTTGATGGCGGCCACGATCTTGGGGAAGCCATTGTTGCGCATGTGAGCGATCGTCTCAGGCCTGGCGCTATCGGCCGTGATTGGCCAGGCGCGCGCGTCCGGGACTGTGTCGAAGAGCTGCGGCGTCTTGGTGATCTGACAGCCGACCTCGTACGCCTCGTAATCGATGAACAGGTGCCGGCCGCGCTCGTCGGCGATGGCGACGCCGTTCTCCCAACGGCCGATGAAGCAGCTGATCAGCACCGTGGGGTCCACACTGAAGCCCCAGTCCGCGCCCAGCCGCTTGATGGCGTTCGAAGGCGTCTCGAACTCCTCGACCTTCCAGTTCTTGAAGACCCGCGCCTCGCTATTCTTCTGGTACTCGCCGAGCCAGATGTGGGCGAACTTGTCCGGGTCGCGCCCGCGGTCGTAGGCCATCTCGTCACGTAGCACGTCGGGAAGCCACGGATTGTCGCGATAGTTCGCCTGCACCACGATCGCGCCGGGCGGCGGGTCCTCGCCTCGCAGCAGCGCGTCCACAGGATCGGTTGCGAGGTTCGGGTTCCAGGTGAACCACAGCTCGGATCCTGGCTTGCGGATCGTCGGGCGGAGCAGGTCAAGCGAGCGTTGGGACAGGCTCTGTGCCTCCTCCACCCAGGCGATGTCGA